CCCACGGGCTCAAATATCTCGGCTTCCACGCCGACGCCGTAGATTTCGGCGTCAGCGGAGCCCGTCGTGAGATTCCACCGTAAAAGTCTACCACGCAAATCTTGGCTCAGCTTTTCGCGGAGGATGAGGGCCGATGGCGTGCCCGAGGGTGCAGTCAGCGGGCGGTTGGCAATCGTCGAGGCCGAAACGACCTGTCCGTCCGCATAGAACGCCGCACTCAATGTTCCGCTCGTGATGGGTTTCACGAGAATCCAGACCGTCTTTCCGCCCTTGTCGGAGATCCACTCGTCGAAATCGAGGTCCGGACCTTCGAGAACCATGTCGTAGGCGTTGCCCTCGTCGAGCGTGACTGAGGGATCGACGAACCGCATTACCTTCGTCGTACTACCCGCCAGTGAGTAGCCTCCGTAGATCCGGCCGTCGATGTCGCGGAAGAGGACGCGGGCTGGAATCGGGGTATAGCGCGACCATGAGCCGCGCCGGGCGTCAAAAACAAGGGCGCTCGTATTCGTAGACCCGCCGTCCGGATACGCAAACCACACCTGATCCTCGAACGTGGCCCCGGCAATCACCGATTTCTCGGCAATCGCCCGGTATGTGGACCGGATCGGGGCAGAGACTTCGGTGAACGTGTTCGGGCCGACCGCGTAGATCCCGTCCGCAGAGCAATAGACATAAAGCCCGCCCCAGACCGCCCACGCACGTTCCCCGATCAGGCCGCGATTCGCCATGTTGTGCGGGATGAACCGGAATTCGTCGAAGGAGGTTCCCAAGCCCATGTAGATGTTGTTCTGCTTGGCGACTACGAGGGCGTCACCGGCCGGGGTGATGCACCGGATTCTGTCTCCGTCGCCGGGACGGAGAGCCGCGCTGAAGGAGTCGTTGACCGCGTTGAAGTTGTCCACCGTGCCGACCGCGCTTTTCCAGAGCCTCGATCCTTCTGCCGGGGTTGAGGCAAGCCACACCGAGGACGCATGGACGCAGCAGTACCGGGCTCCGCTCGGGGAGGGGATTCCGCTCGGAACCGTCATGGACATGTCCACGGTCGTTCCCGTCACGCCGTCCCACTTTTGAGCAACAGCGCCGCCGCTGACGGCGACAAGCATGTTCGCCATCGTCGTGAAGAACACGTTCTGATTCGCCGTTGGGGACCAACTGCCTCCGGTTCGGTCGGTCCAAGCCGCGCCCGTGAAGCTCCGGATTTTCTGGCCTTCGGAGGCGACGTTGATGATCGTCCCGTCGTCCTTCCGGAATATGTGCAGGCCGGAAATGGTCCCGTTCCCATTCGGAGAACTGAGAGTCGCGGAGAATTGGGTGCGCCCCTTGCGGCGACGGGCCATTCCAGCCGGTGCAGAGGGGTCCATGTTCTCGCAGCGGGAGAGCTGGGAAGGCGCGAGAAGGAGGGCCGGAAGATCCGTGACAAGCCCCCCAGAGAAGTCTTTCGTGACCGCCCGGGCAGGCTTCACATCCAGAGCCTTGAATTGCGGTCGATGGAAAGCACGCGGTCGGGACGCTCGCGCTGTTTCTGCTGGGCGACAGCCTTGATCTGCCTTGTGGCCGCCTCGTAGAGCCCCCGGTGACGCTCCGACATAGCCGACTCGCCCCCCGCGTTGAAGGCGATGACGGCGGCCTGATCCACGAGGACGTGAATGTACCTGTCCGGAACTTCGCTCACGTCGGCATCAGCGGAGAGCGTCTTGAACCGGGCGAAATAGGCCATCCGAAGCAGGCAGAGCGTCAACGCCGTGGTGTCCGCATGAGTCGCCGCCACCGATCCGCCAATTCCGCGCCGGAGATTGTTGAGGACGTTCCCAGAGCGGTTGAAATACTCGATGGTCTCGTTCTCGACGACGAAAATTCCGTTCACGGGAAAGGCGGCGGCATCCGCAACCGTGACCGACGTATCGGACGCGCTGATTCCGCCCGCGTCGTTGATGGTCGTGGCGGGACTGGTCTCGGAAGGCGATGGATTGAGAAGAATATCGCCCTCGAAAACTTCCCACTTGAAGGGCCAGCTTGAGAACGGGCCGTAGAAGCCCATCTGCTCGGTGAATTCAACGATATTCGTCGGGCCCATGTTCCAGTAGTCGCGGTAGACGAATTTCGTGGGCCGGATCATGTCGGCCGGAGGCGTGACCCGATTGACCCCCGCTGTCACCCGAAGGCCGGTGATGCGCTCAAGAATCTCGGTGTCTAGGGCGAGCTGGTCCTGGGCTTCGTTGATGATGGAATTGATGGCGGTCGCATCCAGGTAGCGCAAATTCTTGTCCATGAGAGTCCGCGCTAGTTTCGTTCTGATCGCGCTCAACGCAGCCACGGCTCACCCCCAATAAAGAAGGCCCGGGGGAAAGGAGATGAACCCCACGGGCCTTCCACGGACCGCGTATCTAAGGGCGTTCCGACGCGCTTTCTTAGGGCAAGGACACGAGGACGGTCGCGGAAGTCGCGTCCGACGCGATGGACGCCACGGAAACCGCGATGGCCCTCTGCGGTGGCGCGGACGACGCGGGAACGCTCGAAAGCCCGATGTTGTTCGAAGCCTGTCCGCGCAGCGTCATGGCGAGATTCGTCTGGATCGTCGCGCCGCTGGAGATGTGGACGACCATCGAGCCGCGCCGCTTGAGCCAGCCCCACTTCGAGGCCGCGATTGTCGTCGCCGCGAAGCCCAGCAGGGCCTCCGGCTTGCCGTCGTGCGTCGAGAGGGCCTTCTTGCCCGTCGTGATGTCGCCCGCGTTGTGCGTGACCGGAGTTCCGGTCGTCCACGACGCTGAATCCGCGTTCTGGACGTAGACCCGCTGACCGCCGTCGCCATCAGGAATGGCGACACCTTGCGTGAACTTGGACTCGTCGTCCACTTGGGTCGCGGGCGGGGCCGCTGCGAGAACCATTGTATTGCTCCCTTCGTTTCTGGAATTAGGTCGGGGTCAGAGCCGTGTGACGCGCATGCATCCGGCGATTGTCCGTCACATGCGCCAGAGTCACCGTGATGCGCCACACCGACACGTCCTGGTCGGGCATGACCGGGATGAACACCGTGTCGAAGTCGTCGTCCTTGTGCATGTACAGCCACATGTACTTCTCGTTCAGCCAGTAGAAGTTCGAGGCGTCCACGCCGGAGTCCACGATGACCGGCCGCTGGTTGAACCCGAGATGCGTGAAGCCGATCTTCGCGCCGTCCTCGTTCACGAACCGCTGGATGACTTGGGACTTGTTCCACATCGCGTTGAGAAGGACCTGGGTCGTGTAGCCGACCGTGGGCTGATCCGCGCTGACCGCCACCGCTCCATAGAGCGTCTGGATCGCGGACATGTCCGTGGCGAGGGTCTGGGCCCCCGTCGTCTTCGTGGCCTTCCACTGAACCATGTCGGCCGGGTCGATGCCTCCGGAAACCGTGGCGTCATCCACGATGTTTTCCAGCCCTTCGAGCTTCTTCACGTCCGCGCCTGAGCCGGTGGACTGGATCATGTCGTTGCCGATGAGATCGAACAGCGTCAGCTCCAGGTTGCGCCGGCGGGCGACGATCTGGGAGACGACCTGCGCGGGGCCGCTGTTCTTCAGGATGTCGTCCTTGGGGAGAACGAGCTGCGCGACGTACCGCTTCATCAGGTACTTCGCGCCGTTGAAGGGCTCCGCGAGTTCCAGCGTGATGAGGTCCGCTCCGGAGAACGCCTTGGTGTTCGGCTCCGACCCCTTGATGATGGGGATCGTGATCTCCGTGCCGCCCGAAAACCGCTGGCGGTTCTTCCGCGCCCGGGCCTGAAGCGGACGGGCTCCGTAAAAATTATCAGAAACGACGTTTCGGATGAATCTGTGCGTCAGAGAGGCTAAGTAAGTATAGGGGAGGGCCACGGTTATAACCCCTTAAATGTAAATGCCTTGTGAAGCTTCCGGCTCCATGTGTGCGGCCAAATATGCCGCTGCCCTCAGGAGCAACTCGGGCCTATCTTTGAAATTCCCCATCCCGGCATTGCAGCCGTGACAGAGAAGCTTGCGAATCGCGCCGGTTTGATGGTCGTGATCGACTTCAAGGCGGCGCTTGCGTTTTCCAGAAGGAGCCTGATGACAAATGAAGCAGAGCCCATTCTGTGCCACGTTCATTTGCTCGAAGTCGGAACCTGTCAGACCGTAGCGCTTCTTGAGATCCTGATTATCAAGTGCCCGCCGTCCAGATTCGGTGAGTCGATAACGCTTGATGGACGCACTCCACCGCGCCCGCGCCTTTTCGGGATTAGCCTTCACCCAAGCGCGGAACTTCTCCTGCTTGTCGGCTTGACGCCCCTTCTCGTAGGCCCTGCGCTCATCCCGGTGGGCGTGGTAATACGCCTTCGCTTTGTCGCGTAGTTTCTGGACCCTGAGATCGGGAGAGGTTGGTAGAGCTGGTCTACCCAACGGCCGATCCTCCTCAGCTAAGAGCGATGGACCGGCGACGACCGGAGACTACCGCTGGCCTTTGGATTCGGCCGCGTAGAACTCATCGACCATCGCCTGTTCGCGCTCACTTTCCGACATGTCCGCAATGTTCTTGCGGGACAAAATCCCGGAGGACCTCCCTCCCGGGATGCCGGAGGAACGGGCGTTGATCTGAGTCTTGAGGTTGGCTTGCTCCTGTAGGAGCTTGGGGTTGTTCCAGATGGCGAATCCGAGCTTCATCGGGATAGGGTCGCCCTT